AAAAAAATGAGCTTAAATACTCTTTTAGAAAGCGCGAACCCATACCAGTCTTTACAGTCTGACGCGGCTAGATTAGCTAGCAAATGGGAAAAGACAGGTTTATTGGAAGGAATGAATGGTGCCCAGAAAAATAACATGGGAATGATTCTTGAAAACCAAGCTAAACAACTTGTCGTTGAATCATCACAAACTAGTGGTGGTGTAAGTGGTGGTGGTACATTTCAGTCACAAACTAGCGTAAACGTTGGTGGACAGTGGGCTGGTGTAGCTTTACCATTAGTACGTAAAGTATTTGGTCAAATTGCTGCACAGGAATTTGTATCAGTACAACCAATGAACTTGCCTTCTGGCCTTGTATTCTTTTTAGATTTCCAATATGGATCTGCTAAGTCTCCATTTGCTGCTGGTGGTTCTTTATATGGTGACAAAGGTGGTAACAACCCTTTTGGTAACACAAACACAGGTGGTCTTTATGGATCTGGTCGTTTCGGATATTCTATCCAAAACACTGAATCAGCTGTAACTGCTACTCTTGTTGAGGATGCTGAGTGGGATGATCTTAACTTTAACAGTGATTTTTCTGCTTCTGTTGCTGCTGGTCTTTACCAAGTAATTTCTGTAGCTGCTTCAGATTTAGATTTTGCTGATTTAGAAGGTGTTAAAGGATTCCAATTATTTACAGGATCCTTATCTACTTCTGTAATTACAGGATCTGATGGAACTGTTGCTGGTAAACAATTATCAGAATTTACAAAGTACGATGGTACAAGTGTTAAATTTGTAGCTCTTGATGCTGATATCTTAGCTAATAGTAATGATCAAGTACTTGTAAATTACCAAATTCAACCTCAAGATAATGCTAGAGGTGATTTTGAAGCTGGTAATTCAACTCCAAATACATTTAACGATGAAGGAACTCCTGAGCAAGTTATTCCAGAAATCAACATCCAGATGCAATCATCTGCTATTGTTGCTAAAACTAGAAAACTTAAAGCTGTATGGACTCCAGAATTCGCACAGGATTTAAATGCATACCATGCATTAGATGCTGAAGCTGAATTAACTTCTATCCTTAGTGAGTACATTTCATTAGAAATTGACCTAGAAATTCTTTCTATGTTGATTGAAAGTGCTGCTGCTGGAACAGAAGTATGGTCAGCTGTAAATAACCAAGCCATTACAGGTGGAGGTGCTACTGTACCTGCACAATCTGACTTAGGATTTTACAATTCTCAAGGACAATGGTTCCAAACACTTGGAACTAAAATCCAAAAATTGAGCAACATCATCCACCAGAAAACTTTACGTGGTGGTGCTAACTTTATGGTTGTTTCCCCAACTGTAGCTACTATCTTGGAATCTATTCCTGGATTTGCTGCTGATTCAGATGGAGATACTGCTAAAGCAAGTTACGCATTTGGTGTACAAAAAGTTGGTGCTTTAAATAGCCGCCAAAAAGTATACAAAAACCCTTACATGACTGCTAACACAATCCTATTAGGATACCGTGGTACTCAGTTCTTAGAAAGTGGTGCTGTATTCGCTCCTTACATTCCGTTAATCATGACTCCTCTTGTATACGATCCAGATACGTTCGTACCAAGAAAAGGTCTATTAACTAGATATGCTAAGAAAATGGTTCGTCCAGAATTCTATGGTACTATCAATGTAGCAGGTTTAAATACTCTATAATTAGATATTTAACTTTTCTTAATAAATTAACCCGGTCTTTGACCGGGTTTTTTTATGCTTTTAATATGTATAATAAAATGCGTTATATTAAAACTATATTTATCTCATTATATAGCTATATTAAAATTCTACGGTTTTTTAACGTATTTACCACGGTTTTATTCAATCAATATGTAATCCCTAATTTCAAGAATTTATGGCAAGTAAACCCCATACGGATGATGTATATCGTCCTAAGAGAATTCCTAAGAACCCAATTAAGTTCAAACTCCAACTTAATGACGAACAAAAAGACGCTAAAAAACACATCCTGGAAAACACAATTACCCTCTTGGGAGGAGGGGCAGGTAGTGGAAAAACATTACTTGCATGTAATGTTGCCCTAGATGGTCTTTTACGAAGACAATATGATAAAATCATAATCACCAGACCTACTGTATCAAAAGAAGAAATAGGATTTTTACCTGGTGATTTAAGAGAAAAAATGGACCCATGGGTTCAACCTATTTATCAAAATTTCTTTGCTTTATATGATAAAGTTAAAGTTGAAAAGTTAGTTAATGATGGTAAAATAGAAATTGTACCTGTATCATTTATGAGAGGTAGAACATTTATGGATTCAATGATTATAGTTGATGAAGCACAAAATGTTACTCATGAACAAATGGAAATGATTACTTCTAGAATAGGTTTAAGAAGTAAAATGATGATATGTGGAGATGCACATCAAACAGATCTTAAAAAGAAATCAGATTCTGGGTTTAAATTTTTATACACAGCTGCTAGAAAAATTAAAAATTTGGAGGCAATTACATTAACTACTAACCATAGAAATGAGATAGTTGAAGCTTTATTAGATTATTATAATGAAGCAGTTGATAAGGGGGTAAGTATTACTACTTCTGGTTCATATATTTATAATAGTAAGAATTAATTTCATATTTATAATAAAATAGTATTATGGCATTATGTACTCCTACTGGATCATTAGAGGTATTTATAAAAGAAAGCATAACTTTACCAAATGGTAATGAAGAAGTAGCAACTAATAGTATAAAAATTCCTGGTGTAAACCAATTAGTAAGAAGAATAGATACAATTTCTTCACATTGGGAAGGCACTGGAGTTGAAATTTTAAGATTTGTAGATGATGAAGCATCTCAAATAGCAGGATCATTCGTAAGAGATACTGTCAAATATTTAAGATTTACTAATTTAGATTGTACTAATTATCTTTCTTTATATTTAATCCAAGATAGCCCAGATGCTCAATCACCCAACACAGGTAATGTAGGATCAGGAGATGAAGGTGTATTTAAAATAGACCCAGGAAAATCAATGATGTTGTCAAATGCACAATTTGAAAGTAGTAATTATTATGATTATGTAGTAGATGGATATGTAGATATTCAATATTATTCATCATTTTCATCATTATACAGTATAAAGGCAAAGGCAAATAACTCGGATATTAGGATAGAATACCTAGTAGGTTCTTCTTAATATTTATAATAAAATTAAAAAATGGCATTAACATTTAGAACAGGATCAGGAGGAAAAGGTTCCGCTTTAACAATTGAAGAACTAGATAATAATTTTAGACATTTTTCTGGTTCCCACACAGTAACTGGAACTTTAACTATTGACTATGATAATGTAGGGGGTTACGCTCTATATATAACTAGCTCAGATTCTTATCAAACCCCGGTACTAATCGAAAGTTTACCTACTACAGAACCTTTGGTAACTGGTTCATTATGGCTATCGGGTAGTGGAGCAGGTAATGCTTCAGGATCTCAATATTTAATGGTATTTAATGGGTAACTATGGGATTAACATTTAGAACAGGTTCAGGCGGCAAAGGATCCGCTCTAACAATAGAAGAATTAGATAATAATTTTAGATACTTTACAGGATCACATCCTATAACTGGATCTTTTACTATATCCGGCTCGTTAGATGTAGAGGGAAATATAACAGCTTCTGGTAATATAAGTGCCAGTAAATTAACTGTTAATACAGCCTCTATAAGTAAAATTGTAGATGGTCCAGACGGTAATGCTAATGCTGGAATTACAATAATTACTTCTGATAATACAAGTTTAGAGTTTTCGGATACTATTGTAGGAAGCACTGAAGAGTATGATTTAACTCTAACTTCTGGGGGTGCTTTAAAAATTAATAATGCTGGTTCAAAATTCTCGGGTTCAGCAGGTAATATAACAGCATCAGCTAATATAAGTGCAAGTGGAAATATAATCTCAAATTTATCACTTGTTAACACCTCAACATTAGACCCAACAGTAGATGATGATGCAAAACTAACAGTATTTGGTAATGCTATATTTGGAGAAGGTGCAAACGGAAAAGTAATATTATCTGATGATTATCTTGGTGGTGAATTAGGAGTAATGACAGTTAGTGACCATACAATAGCAGCTAAATTTACAGGAGAAGGTTATAGATATGGAGGATTATATGGAGCGGAGCCTTTAAGAATAGCAGATAATGGAAGAGTGGGTATAGGTGTAGCTGTCCCTGATGAAAAATTAGATATAAATGGAAATGTTAAAATTGGAGAAGGTACTGTTGGCTATGTAATAGTAGGCGATGATCATATTGGCGGTGAATTAGGTTTAGTAGATTTCAATACTGATAATTTTATAGCTGTAGTAAAGAGTGATGGTTCTTTTCAATATGGTGGTACGTCTGATAATGCTCTAACTATATCTTCAAGTAATGTAAGTGCTAGTGGTAACATTACTGGTCAAACCGGTTCTTTTGTTGGTGGTTTAGTATTAACATCCCCTAATGGAACTGAATATGTATTTACAACAAACAATGATGGACACTTATCATTAACAGGTAGTGCAGTATAATTTTAATAAAACACTATTATTTAATAAAAAGAATTTAGACCTCAATTTGAGGTCTTTTTTTTCATATTTATAATAAAACTGAATACAATATGAATATTCCAATTTATGATGGTGATCCATTATGGAACCCAAATGCAACAGCTTTTGGATTTTACAATAATGATATTGAATTTCAAGAAGATTGTATTAAAGTAGCAAGATTTGTAACTACACGTTTAGGTTATCCCTTAATGGATGTTGAATTACAAACAGGATCTATTTTTACTGCCTTTGAAGAAGCTATAACTACCTATGGTAATGAATTATATGCTTATTTAATTCGAGAAAATGTATTAGATTTAACTGGTTTACCTTATGAAAATATTAATTTAAATGATGTTATAGTTACTCCTAATTTTGAGACTATAATTAGATTATCCGAACAATATGGTGAAGAAGCTGGAGTTGGAGGTAATGTTCCTTGGTATAAAGGATTTATTCCTTTAACATCTAGTGTTCAAGACTATGATTTAAAAGTTTGGGCTAAAGACCAAGGTATAACAGGTAGTATAGAAATAAAAAGAGTATTTTACCAAGAACCAATCCCAGCATCCGCAAGATATTTAGATCCTTTTGATGGGTTTGGATTTGGTGGTGTAGCAGCTGCAGGAATGATGGGCTTAGGTGGATTTGGAGGTTCAATGGGTTATTTAATGATGCCACTTAACTATGATATGCAAGTTATTCAAGCCATTGAAATGAATGAAATGGTTAGATTATCAAACTATAGTTTTGAAGTACATAACAACGTAATTAGAATATTCCCAATACCCGGACCTTATGAAGTTAGTGGTGTAGGAGATATAGCTGAAGATGGTGGTGGTTCATTTAATTGTGGGAATTTATGGTTTGAATACATTAAAAGAGATGATAGAATTGAAAGTAGTTTAATTTGTGCTGAAGATAAGGTAACAAATGTTTCTAATATGCCATACCAAAACCCAACATATTCATTAATCAATTCAGTAGGAAGACAATGGATTTTTGAATACACGTTAGCTATTTGTAAGGAAATTTTAGGGTATGTTCGTGGTAAATATAGTACGGTACCAATTCCAAATGCGGATATGACGTTAAATCAAGCGGATTTATTAGCAGCGGCAACAGCAGAAAAAACAGCTTTACTAGAAAGATTAAGAGCATATTTTGATGAAAATTCACGTGCTTCACTATTAGAAAGAAAAGTAAGAGAAGCAGATGCAGTACTAAGAGAATTGGACCAAGTTCCAAGAGTAATTTATATAGGATAATATGGCAATGTTCGCAAGACAGAGAGATGTCTCTCTGGTAAGACACTTAAATAGAGAAGTTATGGGTAATGTAATTACCCAACAAGCTGCCTTCTACCAATTTAAATTAGAAGAAACTAAAGTAAACATATATGGTGAGGCAGCAGCAGAAAAGTTTTATAATGGCCCTTTCTTATTTAATTGTTTAATTGATAGAGGAGATCAGGAATATCCCGAAAATGCTGAAGGTATACAATTTGAACAACCTATTAATTTTTATTTCTTGAGAGATGATTTAGTTGATGCAGATGTAGTACCTGATGTTGGTGATATAATATTATATCAAGAAGGATACTATGGAGTACAAGGTACAATATCAAACCAATACTGGAGTGGCAAAAACCCAGATTACCCAAATAATGATTCAGATGGTACACCAAATCCTTTAAATCCTAATCTACAATTATTTGGAACTAATTTATCAATATTAGTATCAACATATTATATATCAGCAGATAAACCAGGAATATCACCTTATAAAGAAAGATTTTAATGTCAGTAAGAAAACCTATACCTAAAACCCAAAAACAAATAAGCATAGATCAGCAAAGACCTACTGATCCAAGGTATGGTAATCCTAATATACCATTACCAACTAATGAAAACGAAACTGGTATACCCTTTAATAGGTCAGAAAAATTATCTTGGAAAGGTGATGATACTAAACCTTTATCAATTGGTATACAAGATTTAGATGAAGCAGTATTTTATTACTTTCAAAATGTTATTAAACCTTTTGTTTATCAAAATGGAGAAAGAAGAGAAGTACCAGTAATATATGGTGACCCTGAAAGATGGAAATCATTTCAACGTGATGGATATTATAGAGATAAAAAGGGATCTATTATGTTACCTATTATTGTTATTAAAAGAAATACAATAACAAAAGATAGAACAGTATATAATAAATTAGATGCTAATAGTCCTAACTTATATGGTACTTTTCAACGTGCTTACAATCCTAAAAACTTCTATAATAATTGGGCAGCAATCAAAAACAAAATACCAGCTAAACAGTTTTATGCCGTAGCAGTTCCAGATTTTGTAAATCTAGAATATAGTGTTATAGCCCAAACTTATTACATGGAACAATTAAATAAAATAATTGAATCATGTGAATATGCTTCTGATGCATATTGGGGAGATCCTGAAAGATTTAAATTCAGAGCTTTTATAGATAGTTTTACAACGGCAACAGAATTAACTACAGGTAGAGATAGGTTAGTAAAAGGAACATTTAATATAAGATTAAGAGGATATATAATTCCGGATACTATACAAAAAGACTTAAATTCTATTTCTAAATATAATTCTAAATCTAAGTTTATAGTACAGATGGAAACAACATCTAATTCAGAAATATTTGAAACAGGGGTTACAAAAACAAGAGATGGAAGGGTAAGAAAAGATAGAGATATTGATGGTAATATAGCAAATATTGGGGATGTAACCCCTGGAACTCAATTAAAAAATTAAAAATAAAAAATAATGGCTAATAACGTTAGATTTGTAGACTCCCTTAAAGCAGGACAATATAAAGGCAATCCAGGTCCACAAGGACCAGTTGGGCCTTCAGGTTCAGCTTTTCCTTTTACGGGTTCGGCTGGAATAACAGGTAGTTTAGATTTAACTGGTAGTTTTAACGCATCAGGTAGTACACATGCAATTACAGGACAAATAACTTTTGGAGGAGTCAATGTAACATCCTTAAACTCAGGCGGAGGTCTAAACCAACTATCTCTTAATGTAGCAGATTCCAATGATAGTAACAACCCAGATAATTATTTACTTCATTTAGATAATCTTGGAGATGGAATGTTTTATGCTAAAAGTTTAGAATTAGGAGATGGTGAAGGAGTTTTCAATGGAACAAACCTTCAGATTGATTCTCCAAATAATCAATTTTTATTTGAAAATGGTAATGTAGGGATTGGAACTGGTAGTCCTAGTGAAAAATTACAAGTTGAAGGAAATATAAGTGCAAGTGGATTTATTCAAAGTAATCAAATAAATAGTAATCAAATAACTGGAAGTAATTTAGCTATAGGTACAGACTATAATTCCCTTCCTAATGACCCCGGATATACAGGTATAATTTCAAGATTTGATGGTGGTGTATTTTTTAATATTAAAGAAGAAGCATTAAAGACTTTTGGTATTAATAGTGCAGCAGTAGGAGACGGCATTTTACAAATTGATACTGATCCAAACCATTTTTTACTAGACCCGACAGGTAATGTTGAGTTAAAAGTAGGATTAGGAGTTGTATCTCCCTCAGCTTCTTTAGATATAGTAGGAAATATCCAAGCTTCGAGTCATATAACAGCATCTGGTAATATCAGTGCAAGTGGAGATCTTTCTGCTGCTAACATAAATGTCCCAACTAATGGTACTACATCATTTGGCTCAAACGTAACTTTTACAGCAAACCAGTCTACAACTTTTGCTTCTAATACAATTGCTAGTGGATACCCACTAAATATAATTCCAAGCAATGGTGTTTTTATTAAATCCGCATTACTGTTTGGTGAAAATATTGCAGCGTTTAATAATAATGGTTCTGTTGATTTATATTATGATAACTCAAAGAAATTTGAAACTACTACAGCTGGTATAAATGTAACAGGAAATATTACAGCTTCGGCTAATATAAGTGGAAGTGGTACTGGTAGTTTAGGTAGTTTATTAGTTGACGGCTCTTCTATCGATTTTACTAATGTTCCAATTTCTGATCCTGGGGTTGCTGGAAGATTATGGAGAGATGGAACAGATTTAAAAATATCTGTGGGGTAATAAATAATAAATAATAAATAATTTTAGAATATTCTAAATTTTGCTTTTAAATTACATATTTATAATAAATAAAAATAACAAATGAAACATATTTGGAAAATATACAATCTTGAAAGAATAAAGGCAGATGGTTTTGTTACTGATGTAACATATGCCTGTGAGTCATCAGATAATAATATATCTACTAGATTAATTGGAGATTTAACTTTATCAGGTTCAACAGAAGAACCAGGATTTGTCCCTTACGAAAATCTTACTGAAAGTGAGGTTTTAGGTTGGGTAAATGCTAGTATAGATGAGGCTGCTGTCGAAACAGCAAATTCTGCTTCAATTGCTGCTATGGCTATAGCTAGAGCGGCTATTACAAGTTCTAATGGGATACCTTGGCTAGAATAAAAATTAAAGATTTTTTGATGCTCTTTTAAAATTTTTTGGGAGTACTAAATTATTTTTGTATATTAGTTATAGTAAAAAGTTATAGATGAATATTTTATTCCAAATAGATGGGGGCTTAGGCAAATCAATCATGGCAACTGCAATGGTTAAGGTTATAAAAAAACGTTATAAAAACGCTAACCTTATAGTCGTTACTGCTTACCCCGATGTGTTTTTAAATAATCCTAGTGTTAGTAAAGTTTATAATACTAATAACATAAATGGTTTTTATTTAAAATATGTTAAGGATCAAAAATGTAAAATTTTTGTTGAAGATCCTTATAGAAATGAGGATTTTATTCTAGATAAACCCATAAAATTACTTAAAACTTGGTGTGAATTATATGGTTTACGTTACAATAACGAACAACCCGAACTTCACCTTACCCAACCAGAATTAGATTATTTTAAACCGTATTATACTACAGATAAACCAATATTAGCTATTCAAACTAATGGAGGACCAGCAGGTATAGGGTACCAATATGCTTGGACAAGAGATATCCCAGAACCAACCATTTTAGAGTTAATAAACCATTATAAGGATGATTATACTATAATTCATATAAAAAGAGAAGATCAAAAAATATATCCTGATACAATGCAAGCACTGGATGGTTATAGAAGTATAGCTATATTACTTCTTTTATCTTCAAAAAGATTATTAATGGATAGCTTTGCACAACATATGGCTGCAGCTCTAAATAAAAAATCTACAGTTTGTTGGGTTAGCACAAAACCAGAAATATTTGGGTATAAAATACATGATAATATAAAATCAAATCCATTTACTAAAGAACCCTCTTTACATGAAGCAGCTTATCAACCATTTGCTTTATCGCAAGATATACATTCAATACCTTATAATGATTTAAAAGAAATATTTAGTACGAATAAAATTATAGAATCGATAAATAATCAATAATGGAAGAAATATTTTTTCAATCTTCATTACCTAGAGCAGGTAGTACTTTATTGCAAAATATATTGGGTCAAAATCCTGATTTTTATGTAACCCCCACATCAGGCGTATTAGAATTATTATATGCAGCTAGACAAAATTATACAAATGATAATGCCTTTAGAGCTCAGGATTCTAAACTAATGAAAAAGGGATGGCTTAATTTTTGCAATCAAGGTTTAGAAGGATTTTATAAAGGCATAACACATAAAAAATTTATTGTAGATAAAAGTAGAGGATGGGGTATACATTATAATTTTTTAAATTCATTTTATTCAAATCCAAAAATAGTTTGTATGGTAAGAGATTTAAGATCTATTTATACATCTATGGAAAAAAATTTTAGAAAAAACCCCGAAAAAGATGATGGGACTGTAAATTGGAGTAAAATGAAAGGTACTACAACTGCTAAAAGAATTGATATTTGGGCTGACTCACCTCCAATAGGAATTGCAATTGAAAGACTTCAACAAATAATTAATGAAGGGATAGATAAAAAAATTCATTTTCTCCGTTTTGAAGATCTAACCTCAAATCCACAAGAAGAATTAAATAAAATTTATAATTTTTTCCAAATAAAAGAATATAGTCATGATTTTGACAATGTTAAACAATTAACACAAGAAGATGATACAGTACATGGTATGTTTGGGGATCATAAAATTAAAAAACAAGTAAAACCTATACCCCTTACGTATAATGAAATTTTAGGACCACAACTTTCACAAAACATAGTTAATACTTATCCCTGGTTTTATGAATATTTTAATTACAAAATATGATATACTGGTTTACAGGACAGCCTGGTTCAGGCAAAACAGTTTTAGCAAATCTACTCAAAGAAAAGTACTTACCTCATGCTTATCGTATAGATGGAGATGAAATGAGAGAATTATTTACAAATAAAGATTACTCTATTAAAGGTAGAATAACAAATGTAGATGCAGCACAAAAAATTGCACATTATTTACATAATCAAGGTAAAGATGTAATTGTATCTTTAGTTTCTCCTTATTTAGACCAAAGAAAAGAATTTAAGGACATAATGGAGTGGCAATTACAAGAAATTTTTGTATATTATGATGTAGATAAAGGGCTTAGAGGTAGAGAAAATTATCATGTTATGCAATTCCAAAAACCGGATTTAGATTACATTGATATTGATACTACAAAACAAACCCCAGAAGAATCATTAAAGGTAATAGCTAAAAAATCTGGTTTAGATATGATATATTCTAAAGGATTATGAGTAAAAAATATTCAATGTTTATTGGAAGGTGGCAACCCTTACATCAAGGTCATCTTTGGTTAATCAATCAAAGATTACAAGAAGGAAAGAATGTATGTTTAGCAATTAGAGATGTTGAACTAAATGAAAATCAACCTTGGACCGCTAAAGAAATAGAAAAGATGGTTCATGAGGGTGAGTTAAAAGGATTGATACAAGATGGTAGAGTTATTACAACAATAATACCTGATATTGAATCAATTAATTATGGTAGAGGTGTTGGGTATGAAGTTATTGAACATATACCACCAACGGAAATAGGTGAAATATCAGCTACAAAAATTAGAGAACAAATGAGAAAAGATGGTAAGTTATAAAAGACACATTGCAAAAACAATATCATGGAGAATAATAGGAACAATAGACACAGTAATTATTTCAGGACTTATAACGGGTTCTTGGGGAGCAGGGTTAGCTATAGGAGGGGTAGAAATTATCTCCAAAATGGTGCTTTACTTTCTACACGAAAGAATGTGGTATAAATTTAGTAAATTTGGGGTAAATAAAAATAATTAAATATTTATAATAAAATAAAAATAAAATGAGTAAAAAAGAAATTATTAAGTTATCAGAAGAGGAATTAACAATTCTTAAAGGTTATCAAAAAAAACAAAATCAAATTACTTTTAATTTAGGTAATGTTGATATACAAAAAGCTATTCTTGAGGGACAAAGAAGTCAAATATTAGAAAATTTAGCTAATTTACAAGAAGAATCTAATAAAACAGCTAAGAAACTTCAAGATAAATATGGTGATGGGAATATTGATTTAGAAACTGGTGAATTTACTATTGTAGAATAATTTTAAAGTTTTAACTATAATATATTTGTTTATATTTATAATAAAATATTATAGATGGCAGAAACATTAATATCCCCAGGTGTATTATCCTCAGAAAATGATCAATCCTTTGTTACCTTAAGACCCCAAGATAGAGGAGCAGCGATTATAGGACCAACAGTTTTAGGCCCAGTAGAAAAACCTACTTTAGTTGGGTCGTTTAGTGCTTATCAGGCAATTTTTGGTGGTGCTTTAGAAAGTGGTTCTAATGAATACACTTATCTTACCTCAATAGCGGCTAATAATTACTTTCAGAACGGTGGAACATCTTTATTAGTAACTCGTGTAGTTTCAGGTTCATTTACCTCAGCAACAAGTTCATTTGTAAATTCAGTAGATGGTGAACCTTTATTAATTGGTGCGGATGCTGCATTATTTGCTAATGGAGTATTTGCAGGGTCAAATTTTACTGGATCAGTTGATGGAGCAACATCTTACAGAATCACTAGTGCAGTATTTACAACAAATGGTAGTGGAACCGGAGGTGTAATTAATTTAGATATTGATACAGGAGTTCCTAATGGGGTAGGTGTAACTACAGCGGGAACAGGGTATGAAGTAGGAGATACATTAACATTTTCTACAAATGATAATTATGGTTCACCATTAATTTCAACTTCAATTCTTAATGCTGTTACAATAAACACCTTTAATACAAATACAGATCCATCTACTACTTTTGATGGAACTTATAGATTTCAAAGTGGTAGTACTGCTGCTACAGATTTAATAGTAAGTAATGGAGGTACTGCAACAGGAGTAGAACTTGAGGTAACTATTTTAAATGGAGCAATTACTAATGTAGTACCATATGTTGCTGGATCTGGTGAAGGTGAAGGATCAATAGTAGGTACAACATTTGAAATTTCAGAAGATGCTATAAATGCTCAAACTGGAGACGCAAACGGAACAGGTAAGCTTACATTAGTGATTACAGAAGCTGAACTAAGCGCAGGAACTTTTACAATAACTTTAGAAGCAGAAAATCTAGAATCTTCACTATCATCATTGGAGTTAGAAACAATTTCTGAAGGAGAAGTAATGAATACTGGAACAAGCGAATTATCAAATGGAGCTTTAGCTAGTGGGTCTGCTCAAAATTTAAGGTGGGAAATTACATCAGCTAATACATCATCAGGAGTATTTTCACTTGCAGTAAGAAGAGGAGATGATACTAATAATAATAAAATAATTTTAGAAACTTTTAATAATATTTCATTAGATCCCTTTGCCCCAAATTATATTTCAAAAGCAATTGGTGATATTTCAACCCAATTAGTAACAGAAGGAGTTGATACATTTTTACAAGAAAGTGGTTCTTTTCCTCAAATATCAAACTATGTAAGAGTTAAATCTGTAAGAAAAACTCCATATTATTTTAATAATGATGGATCAGCAAAAGATCAATTTACAGGTAGCCTACCATCAGTATCATCAGGTTCATTTGGTGGTGCTGTAGGATCAAATACTCCAGCTGATAGAGCAGCTAATTTTTACCAAAATATTAATGATTCAGATACACAAGGATTAAAAGGATTTGATTATAATGATGCAATCTCTTTATTATCAAATAAAGAAAATTATCAATATAACATAATATCTGTTCCCGGTTTATCGGTTCAATACCAAAATGCCCAAGTTACAAGTATAATAAATAACTCTATTTCTAGAGGTGATAATATAGCTGTAGTAGATTTAGTAGGATATAACCAATCTATTAATACAGTAATTAATAAAGCTTCTGGAATAGATAATAGCTATGCTTCTACCTATTGGCCATGGTTACAAACAATTGATCCTAATTCAGGACAATTAGTGTTTATACCAGCTTCAACATTTATACCAGGGGCATATGTCTTTACAGATAAGTCGGCAGGTTCTTGGTTTGCTCCTGCGGGAAAAATTAGAGGGAAAATGGGGCAAGTTGTTAGAGCTGAAAGAAAATTATCATCTACAAACAAAGATACTTTGTATGAGGCAAATGTTAATCCTATAACTACTATGCCTAATAAAGATGTAATTATATATGGACAAAAAACACTACAAAAGGCAGCTTCTGCATTAGACAGAGTAAACGTGCGTAGATTATTGATAATATTAAAAGATTACATATCCCAAATATCAGATACTTTAGTATTTGAACAAAATACAATCTCAACACGAAATAATTTTTTAACTCAAGTTAATCCTTATTTAGAAAATATTAAACAAAAACAGGGACTATATGATTTTAAAGTGATAATGGATGAAACAAATAACACCCCTGATGTTATAGATAGAAACGAGTTAGTAGGACAAATATTTCTAAAACCAACAAAAACAATTGAATTTGTAATTCTTGATTTTAACATACTACCTACGGGAGCAATTTTTCCTTAAATCTACTTTTACTAAAATAATTTTTGAAAAAATTTCTAATATTTATAATAAAACAATATTAAAATAACAAAATAAAATGGCAGAAACATTAATATCTCCAGGAGTATTAGCAAGAGAAAACGATCAATCTTTTGTTACATCCCAACCAGCTGAAAGAGGTGCGGCAATTATAGGCCCAACTGTATTAGGTCCTGTTGAAAGACCTACATTAATTAGTTCATTTAGTTCTTATCAAGCAATATTTGGTGGGACATTAGAAAGTGGTTCTGGTGAATTTACGTACCTTACTTCTATTGCAGCCAATCAATATTTCCAAAATGGAGGAACGTCTTTATTAGTAACTAGAGTAACTTCAGGTTCATTTACCGCAGCAACAAGTTCAGCAATTAATAATTTTGATGCAAATAATGCTTTTGAATTAGAAACTATTTCTGAGGGTGAAATAATGAATACTGGAGTTGATGAAATATCAAATGGAGCTTTAGAAACTGGTTCTTCTTATAATGTTAGATGGGAAGTAGCTGCAGTTAATACATCTTCTGGTGTATTTAGTTTATTAGTTAGAAGAGGTGATGATACTAATAGTAATAAAGTAGTATTAGAATCTTATAATAATATTTCATTAGATCCCTTTGCTTCAAATTATATTTCTAGAGCAATTGGTGATATTTCTACTACTTTAGTAACAGAAGGAGCTGATACATTTTTACAAGAAAGTGGTTCTTTTCCTAATATTTCTAACTATGTAAGAGTTAAAGAAGTTAAAACCCCAACTCCTTACTATTTCAATAATGACGTATCAGCAAAAGACCAATTTACAGGGAGCATGCCAATAATTGGTTCTGGTTCTTTTAATGGAGCAGATGGTTCAAATATCCCAACAGGTAGAGTAGCTAATTTTTACCAAAACATTAATGCTACAGATACACAAGGGTTAGTTGGAGATGATTATGATAATGCAATAGCATTATTAGCAAATCAAGATGATTATCAATTCAATGTAATATCAGTACCAGGTTTATCAAACCAACACCAAGCATCTCAAATTACTAGTGTAATGAATAACTCAATTTCACGAGGTGATAGTATTGCTGTAATTGATTTAGTTGGATATAACCAACTAATTGGAACAGTAACAAACCAAGCAGCTGGGATTGATAACAGTTACACAGCTACATATTGGCCTTGGTTACAAACCGTAGATCCAAGTTCAGGTATGTTAGTATATATACCAGCTTCAACATTTATACCAGGAGTATATGCGTTTACAGATGCTTCAAGTGATCCATGGTTTGCACCAGCAGGTATTACTAGAGGTGGAATGGGACAGGTTGTTAGAGCTGAAAGAAAATTAACTTCTACAAATAGAGATACTTTATATGAAGCAAATGTAAACCCAATTGCAACATTCCCATCACAAGGAGTTGTAGTATTTGGTCAGAAAACATTACAAAAAGCAGCTTCTGCATTAGATAGAGTAAATGTACGTAGATTGTTAATTACACTTAAGAGTTTTATCTCTCAAATTGCAGATAATTTAGTATTTGAACAAAATACAATTGCAACAAGACAAAACTTTTTAACACAAGTAAATCCATATTTGGAAAGTGTTCAACAAAGACAAGGATTATATGCCTTTAAGGTAGTAATGGATGAAAGCAATAATACACCAGATGTTATAGATAGAAACGAGTTAGTAGGACAAATTTTCTTACAACCAACTAGAACAGCTGAATTTATATTACTAGATTTCAATGTATTACCAACTGGAGCAACATTCCCAGCATAAAAACTAAAAAGATAAATATTTATAATAAAATAAAAAAATAAAATGGCAGTATTAAACCCAAACGAAATATTTTTCACAGCATTTGAACCAAAACAAAAGAATAGATTTATCTGTTTTGTAGATGGATTCCCAGCTTACATTATGAAAGGTGTAGGAGCTGTAACTGTATCACAAGGAACAGTACCTTTGAATCACATTAATGTTCAAAGATTTGTAAAAGGTAAAACAACTTGGGGTACTATTCAGTTTACATTATTTGATCCAATCACTCCATCTGGTGCACAATCAGTAATGGAATGGGTTAGATTACACCACGAATCAGTAACTGGTAGAGATGGTTATAGTGATTTCTATAAGAAAGATCTTACAATCAA